ATATCCAGTTCCTGCGGATGAAAATGTAGGAGAGGAATTAGAAGATGGCATACGTGAATACTTTTATGATGTAGACGGTGCTGAAATAAAACATGTAAAAACAATACAAGAGGAGTGACACGATGAATAACTATTTGCCTACTGATTATCAGAACTTCATTGCGCTATCTAGATACGCAAGATGGAAGGAAGATGAGCAACGAAGAGAAACATGGGATGAAACCGTAACACGTTACTTTGATTATATGTCAAAGCATCTTAAGACTAAACACAATTACGTGCTGTCAGATGAGCTGCGTTCTGAATTGGAAGAAGCAGTTTTAAATCAGTCTATCATGCCTAGCATGAGAGCATTAATGACCAGCGGTCCAGCATTAGATAGGTGTCACGTAGGCGGCTACAACTGTTCATACGTGCCTGTAGATAGTCCTCGTGCATTTGATGAGACTATGTACATTCTTATGTGCGGCACTGGTGTTGGTTTTTCTGTTGAACGCCATAATATTGACAAGCTACCTATTGTCAACGAGACAATGCATGAGACAGATACAATTATTAAAGTTGGTGACAGCCGCCCAGGATGGGCAAAGTCTTTGCGTGAGTTGATTGCAATGCTATATGCTGGACAGATTCCTAAGTGGGATGTATCTGAGGTACGCCCAGCAGGTGCAAGGCTCAAGACATTTGGCGGTAGGGCATCTGGTCCTGCACCTCTTGAAGACTTGTTCCATTTTATTATCAACAAGTTTAAGGGTGCGACAGGACGTAGGCTGTACCCTATCGAATGTCACGACATCATGTGTAAGATTGGTGAGGTTGTAGTTGTTGGTGG